AGCGAAAGGCCCGGAGGCGCGCAGAGTGGTAGCTGCCCGTTTTTGGGCCTTTCGCGTTTATGCCGCCTGAACAAGAACTGCAAACAGAAGACCTAGACAACCAGGAAATCTTCGCAACTGGCCTTTGGAACAAAGACCAGTATTCCGAGAACGATCTTGACGACATGGTGGGAGCCTTCGCTAAAGTGGGCTTCAAACCGCCGATCAAGTTGGGGCACTCGGACACGCAGAAACTACTGAAGGGCGAGGGACTTCCCGCAGCCGGATGGGTAGAGAACCTGCGACGGGCTGGCGACAAACTGATATGCGACTTCAAACGCGTCCCGAAGAAGATCGCGGAGTTGATCAAGGCCGGAGCTTGGCGGAAAAAGTCCGCCGAGGTCTACTGGGACTACCTCGATGAGGCGAACTCGACTAAGTTCCCGCGCGTCCTGAAGGCCGTCTCCCTGCTGGGAGAGGATATCCCCGCCGTCACCAATCTTGGCGACATCCTTGCCCTCTACAAGAAATTACCGGCAGGTCCACCTCATGCGTATGAGGAGGATGGCCGGGAGTTCCGCGCCTATTACATGGATGGCGCGGTTCCGATGTCGCCGGGCATGGGTCTCTCCGACTACCTTCTCCGCTATCCCCGTAAGTCTAAGGAGAGCGCGGGCTATCAAGAGTCAGATGGCGGGCAGGAAAAATGCGGGAACTGTAAATTCTGGATTCCCGGTTATGCTGCCTGCTCAATAGTAGAAGGTAACATAGAGCCGAACTACGTCAGTGATTATTTTGAATTGCGATCCGATCTTGTTGCCACTATGGCTAAGGAAGAAGAAAAAAAAAAGATCAAAGAATACACCGTCGAGAAGCGAGGCGACCAATGGTGCCTGATATCCAAGTCCGACGGCAAGACGCTCGGATGCCACGATACCGAGGAGGGCGCGATGGCCCAGGAGCGGGCCGTCCAGACGAACAAATACTCTCAAGAGGAGGGCAACATGACTTTTAAGACCCATATGACTAGGGAAGAAATTTCCAACATCTGCGCCCCATGCGGCGAGAGGATGAAAGAGAAGGGCATCTCAGCCCTGACCTTCAGCGATGAGCAGGTGGCCAAGTTCGCCGGGATGGATATGAAGACGTGCATGGAAGACGCAGGCAAGGTTAAGGAATACCCGGACGAGGGGAAAAGGAAGACGGCCTGTCAGGCGGAGATGGATAAGGCCGTGATGGAGTCGATTCAGGAAATTAAAGGAGGTCCGACTATGGACGAAAAGAAGTTCGAGCAGGAGAAAGCCGCGCTTAAGGCCGAAGTCGAAGCTAAGACAAAAGAGGCCAAGCAATACCAGGATAGGCTCGCGGCCCTCGAAGCCTCCAATGAGGAGGCGAAGCAGAAGGAAACTGAGGCTCTAGCCAAGGTCAAGAAGCTGGAGCGGAAGAGCTATGACACTGAGATGGAGTCGTGGATTGCCGCCGAGAAGCAGGCTGGCAGACTAGCCCCAGTCGAGGAACCCCGGCTGAGGGCTATCTTCGCGTCCCTCTACGAGGACCAGCGCGCAGTGACCTTCTCCCAGCCGGACGGCAACGGGACCAAGGAGGTCAAGGAGCCGCTGGCGGAAGCCATCAAGACGTTCGTGTCCAAGCGCCCGAGCATCTTCCGCGAGTTGAGCCGCGTGACGCTGGAGCCCGGCGAGCCGATGGACAATCCAGGCGACGAGCTGAATCGCCTGGCAGTGGAGTACCAGAAGAAGAACGGCGTCAAAGAGTACAGCGCGGCCTTCAAGGCAGTGCAGAAAGACAACCCGGAGCTGACCCAGAAGTGGCTGGCGCTCCAACAGTAGGAGGTGACATATGGCGGAACTAACGGGCGGACCACAGACGACAATTTCGAGGGTGGCGAGCGGAGACCTTTCTGCTTCGCAGTTTTCCTTCGTGCGCGCTAGCGGCGACGACGTGATGACGTATGTCACCTCTGGCGGGCTCATGCTCGGAGTGTTGCAGAACAAGCCGAAAAACAACGAAAACGCGACCATCGCGGTCGCGGGGCCGACGAAGATAATGATGGGCACGTCGCTCGGGCCGAACGTCTTCGTCACGGGGAATACTAGCGGCTTTGCGATCCGGGCGGCAGGATCGGGCAGCTATGTCGCAGGAATGCTGATCACAGGCGCGGTGAGCGGGGCCATCGGGGAACTGCTCGCGAATGTGCCTTGGATCTCGGGCGCTAATCTAGCCGGAGCGGCGGTCTAAGGAGGTATGAACATCATGAAAATCGGACAAATCAGATCATATGCGGGGGCGACGGGGGCGGACCTGCACATAGACCAGCCCCTCACGAACTTCACGCTCGGATATAGGCCGAGGAACCTGATCGCGCCGGACGTGTACCCGCTGGTGCAGGTGCCGAACCAGGGCGGGACCTACTACGTGTGGAATAGGGCGGAGTGGCTGCGGGTGCCGAAGACCTATCGAGCGCCCAGCACGGAGGCCAACAAGATCCAGATGAAGGTCAGCAGCGACACGTACTTTAGCAAGAATTACGCGCTGGGGGCTGATCTGCCCTACGAGGACATCTCGAACGCCGATATGGCGATCCAGCTCCGCGAGAGCGCGTCGAACCGGATCTCGGACGGGCTGGCAATGGACTGGGAGACTCGATTAGCGACGACCCTGACCACGACGACAAACGTCGGCTCCTCAGTCGATCTCACAGCCGCCGGGCAGTATCGCTGGGATGATCACATCAATGGGCAGCCGGTGGAGGATTTCTTCAAAGGCAAGGAGAGTATCCGGCAGGTGACGGGGTATGACCCGAATGTGCTCATTCTTTCCGGGCACGCATGGGCACGTTTCGCACGGCATCCTGATGTTATCAAGTATATCAGGGGCGCGGGCGATAACGTGGGCGGCGGGTCCGTGACGCAGCAGCAGGTAGCGGCGGCCTTCGAGCTTGAGAAGGTCCTCATCGGAAAGGGGATCAAGAATACGGCGGATGAAGAAGCAATTGGGACGTTCACGGACATCTGGAGCACCTCAGCGATCCTGCTTTATGTGGCCCAGGCCCCGAGCCTCATGCAGGCGACCCACGGCTACACCTTCTGGTGGCAGCCTGAAGGCTTTCCGGGGCGGTTCGCGGTCGAGCGCAGGCGTGATGACAAGATCCACGCGGAGACCGTCGAGACGCACACGTTCCAGGATGAGAAGGTCACGGCCACCGAGCTTGGCTACCTGATCGTCGGAACGTAAGCATAAGGAGGGAAACATGCAGATATTCGGAAAGGCAATCGAGACGCGGCACGGCAACTTCAACGCGGGCGACCCCCTGCCGTCTGAGTGGGCGGGCAGCAAGGAGACCGTCAGGCAACTAAGGGAGAAGTTCGGGAAGGACGCGGTGATCGACAAGAGTGCCGCCTCCGACTCCTTCGTCTCTTTCGGAGAGAGGATTTCGGCCATTGAGCAGTCGTTGGTCGAGATTAAAACCGCTCTCGGAATAAAAACCGAGGCCAAGGGAAAGTCGGCAAATAAGGCGAGCGGTCGAGCCTAACGGCAATTAGCGGCGGGGGAAGGGCGTCGCTTCGAGTCCCGCCCTTAACTGTGGCGGGTGGAGGTGGATCATGGCAAGGCAATTTCGCGAGAAGTGGGTAGCTGGCGCGTTCGTCCAGCAGACGGGAACTGACGCACCGTCGTCCCTGACGGGGCTTAATGCTTCATCTCAGAGCAATCTGAGAGATCTGACGCTTCTTAACGTGGCATCGCTGGCGAATCTCGCGGTTAACTCGCTAACGGGTGGAGCCGGATGGCGCGGGATTTCGCAGCTTAATAGCGGCATAGTAGCGACAAGCGTACAGGCGACGGCGGCAGTATCAGGAGCAGCTATTCAGCTGACTATCTATAATCGTCTCTGCCTAGTTGAAAGCTTCGTCGGTCTTGAAGTTCAATCAGTAGGAGAGGGCTTCTTCAACGTCAAGGCGATTAACAGCATAGCGCCGCAATCATTGACGCCGTTTGCATGGACGGTAGTGAGATAAGATTCTTTTAATGCGAGGCCCGGTGCGCGGTGGACTAACCTGGGCTGGAGGATAAAAATATGCCGCGAATGTTCGATATTATTACTGGCCACGGTAGAAGGCCCCTCGTCTCAGATACAAGCTCCCAGCTTACCGCAGGCGGTTCACGCGACTTCGGCCAGTTCGATGTCGGGCGTTACTCTCGGTTCGCTGGCTACTTCCAAGCAACCTCGGTCGGTATCACGGGCCTAACTTTTCGCTGGCGGTTCTCGCCAGTGAGCGGCGGTCCCTGGCAAATCACTTCTAGTACCATCATTACGAGCGGCGCGACCGCTTTTTCCGGGACTATCATCGATATCATCAATTACGGGCAATATGCGTACTTCGATATCTTAAGCGCGGACTCCGCTACGCTCTATACCGCCCTGTTAAATGCGGAACCTCTGAGATAGATGATGACAGAACGAGAAAAAAGATTAAAGCATGCGGCTTAACTAATGCGTTAAGAGTTCAAGAGAAGGGAGATTTTTCTGTCGGAAGAAATTAAAAATCAGGCGATGCTTAGCGCGACTCAACGGCTCCTCGACCTCGGAGCCAGGATCGCGGAGATCAAGAGCGGAATCGACCCTGATACGGGGGAGAGTTTCCTTCAATGGAAATACATAAAGATAAACATGGCGAGGCATGGCGAAAACGGGCGTGAATGGTATGAGATGAAGCCTGAGATAGTAAAATCCGTCGTAGATTTCCTTTATAGCGATTTCATGCCGAAGCCTGCCTATGATAGGCTCGAAAGTCTCATCTCTGAGGTCGCTCATCCGGGAATGCTGGCCGCCGAGATAGGATGCTTTACCGGAAGGACGGCGTTCTGCGCCCTCCCGACTATCAAGACTCAGGGCGGACTCTTCTACCTGATAGATTGGTTCAAGGGATGCGTGGACTCCAAGTGCGTTTGGATACAGGATGAGTTCCCGCGCAATCATGTCGCTAGCGTATTATTGAACAATCTAGAAGTGGGCGAGTTTTCAGAAAACGCCGTCATTATGGTTGGGCATAGCGCGGGTAGCGCAGCGGCGTTTGCTGACAATTCGCTAGATTACCTCTACATCGGGGCGGACCATCGCTATACGCAGTTCGGCGGGGACATCGACGCGTGGTGGCCCAAGCTGAAGCCCGGCGGGGTCATGTGCGGGCACGGACACGACAAGCGGATAATTAAGGACGGGCCAGAGTGGGACCGCTGCCTGGAGCACTGCGAGAAGGACTGCATTGATGGGGTTCATTGGGGGATATCCAGGCAGCTCGCGGAAAAATTCCCGGACTACGGGGACGACACGGGAATCTGGTGGGTCTATAAGGGAGTATCAAGCAATCAATACGCGCAGCGCATTGCGAGGGAGGGAATTTGAAAATTTATCCGTTAGATGTAACTTTTTTCTGCTCAGGCATGCCCATGTCGGGCGAGTCGATCCCGTCCGGGAAGGCGGTCGGCGGATCGGAAACTTGCGCTATCCAGGTGGCGCAGACGCTCGCAAAGAAGGGCCATAGGCCGATAATTTTCTGCAATACGGAGCAACCGTCATCATTCAATGGCGTGGCCTATATTCCGATAGGGTGGGTACAGCAGCCAAATGGCGGGGCGTTCCCGAAGGGATTCCTCGACTACGCACGCTCGACTCTGCACGACCTGATGATCGTGATGCGGATGCCGGGCGTCATGTCGTGGGAGTTCAAGTCCAAAGTCAACCTGCTCTGGCAGCACGACCTAGCGACCAAGACCGGGCCGTCTAATTTTCACCCGACGTGCTGGAACACGGACCGCGTTCTGGTGATCTCGGAGTTCATGAAACGACAGTACAAGCAGGTCCACGGCGGGCCGGACGAGCTGTATCACGTCACGCGGAATGGGATAGATGTAGAGATGATCGACTCCGTACCGGAGCAGGAACGGAATCGCTACAAGATAATGTTCACGGCGAGGCCGGAACGCGGCCTAGATATTATGCTGCGAGAAGTGCTGCCCCGAATACTCTCCAAGGAGCCGAAGGCGCAACTCTACATCTCCCGCTACGATGACGTGGCGACGCTCCCGCTGTACGAGGAGTGCTCGCGCATGGCGGCGCAGTTCGGGGATCGCGTGGTGAACCTGGGGAACCTCGGCAAGCTGGAACTCTATAAGCACTACAAGCAGGCAAGAGTTTTCGCGTACAGTTCGGTTTTTGAAGAGGTATCATGTTTGACTTATTCAGAGTTTACTGCCTGCGGCGGGGTATTTGTCGGACCGTGGAAGGCAGCGCTGCCGGAGACTGCCGGGGACACTGGTATATTGATCCGGGATGACGGGAGTATCGGTAGGGTAGGCGACCCATTGGATGACGGCTTCGGGCCAGTTTCGGCGAAATTCTGTGACCGGATGGCCGACGAGGTGGTCGACCTTATCCGCGACGACGATAGGTGGGAGCGAATGTCCAAGGCCGGGAGAAAGTGGGCGGAAACGAGGACATGGGCCACGGTAGTAGACGACTGGATCGGGCTGACTCACGAATTGATAGCCCAGAGGACCTCCGACCCAAGGCGCGTTCTGAAGCACTTCCTGGTTAACTCTGACGTGGTGGCGGCGCAGAAGTACGCCGAAAAGACGGGCGAGGAAAAGCTCAAGAAATCCGTACAAAAGTACATCGACCGTTTCGTCCCATTTATGAACGCCCCGGAGGCGGAACGGAAAAGCGAGATAGCGAAATTCTACGAGGAGAGAAGTGGGGGCGACGGGGCTAATTGGCAGACGGCGTTCTGGGCCGACAGGGAGCCGCGCCTACAGATTCTCCGCGACTGGATTGCGCAGCACAAGGGAGAAGTAGAGAGCGTGCTGGACTTCGGCTGCGCGCACGGGGGGTACGCCCGCGCACTAACCAATTCCCTTACCTCCCTTCGGGTTTTGGGCATGGACGTATCCCCCAGCCTTATCCGGTGCGCGAACGAGCTTAAGAACGGCAAGATGCCGGACGGGAGCCCGACGTGCTCACATCAAGAGAATTTAGAATTTGCAGTAGGCGACGAGGATGCGGATTTACATAGCTCCGATTGCTCTATTCATAACGCACCTGCCTTTGCTGCTAAACCTTGTGATTGCGATAAAGCGCAATTCGATATGGTCGTGGCGATGGAGGTTCTCGAACATCTCCCCAACGCCGAGGAGGTGGCCAAGAAGCTAGAGCGCCACTGCAAGCCGGGCGGCTGGATGTGCTTTACGATTCCGCATGGGCATAGAGAGCGTGATGAGTTCCTAACCAAGAGCGTACCGCCGGTCCACGTCCGCTCCTTCGACAGGCACGATCTCGTAGACCTGTTCGGGCATAGGGACGGATTCCAGATAGTCGCTTTTTCTGACTTCCTGGAACTTGATTTTGACCGGACCTTCGCCGGGTGGTTCATGGTCTTCTACAAGAACGACGGCAAGGAGATGGGTCAGATAGACTGGGAGCGGAAGTTCTTCTTGCAGGGGCCGAGGGAGACCGTATCTGTCTGCATGATAACGAACAACGCCGAGAGCACGCTGCACAGGACGATCAAGTCTGTGCAGAGGATTGCCGACCAGATTATCGTGGTGGACAATGGCCCATCGGTGGACTCGACTAAAGCTATCGCGAAGACGTACACGGACGACGTGCGGGACGGGACCAGTCCGTTCTGGTGCTACGTCCACAAGATGCGGCACTCTCCGCTTGAGATCGCGCCAGGAGTATGCGATCCGGCGGGCTTCGAGACGCCGCGAAACGAGTCCGTGCAGGGCGCGTGGGGAGACTGGATTTTTTGGATCGACTCGGATGAGCAATTACTGAACTGGCAGCAGGTCTGGCAATATCTGAGACCTAATTCTTATCTCGGATATGCGGTTAATCAGCACCATCTTTCCGTCGATCCGCCAGGATCTTTACGCAAAGATATTCCCGTAAGGCTTTTTAGAAATCATAGAGGGATGAAATTTTTTGGGAAAGTGCATGAACATGCAGAACTCGCTATCAATGCGGGGATAGGAAATCACGTTATCGGGCTTCCCATAGATATTCATCATGACGGATATTTGACGGAACCGATACGGCGCGGGAGATTCCACCGCAACATCCGGCTGCTCGAGTGCGACAGACTGAAGTACCCCGACAGGCTCCTCGGTATCTATCTCTACGACGTGCGGGACAATATCCACATGGCGCGGTACGAGATGGAGCGGAATGGCGGGCGGCTGACGGAGCAAGGGGCGGAGCACTGCCGCAGAGCGATTACCGCCTTCCGCCAGCACTTCCTCGGCAAGGATATAATGCTCGCCCAGGACGGCATGGGATACTACTCGGACGCGCTCGCCATGCTCGGCCTTGGGATAGAATTCGCGCTGGATATCGACGTGCGCCAGCAGGGGGCGCACCTGAATGGCGGCGGGCAAAGGTTCCGAGTAATGGACCAGAACGAGGCCAGGATAGTGACGGAGCAGATATTGAGGCAGAAGTTCGGCCCGTTCGAGGGGCGATATATAGCGTAGGTGAATTATGCCATTACCGGTTATAGGCGGATCTGACGGCGCTTGGGCAACGATACTCAACGCTTTCCTCGGCGGCGCTGCGGCTGACGGCACGCCGACAATACCGACCACCCGCGTCCCCTATATGAGCGGCGAGAATCTCACGTCGAGCGCCAACCTGACATTCGACGGGACAACGCTCACCGTAAATACGATAGCCGTCACCACGCTAGCTATTGCCAGCCTGTCACTGTCCGGCGATCTTGCCGTAAACGGCGGCGATATTACCTCGACCGCCACGACGTTCAATCTCCTGAACGCCACGGTCACGACAGGGAATCTGTTTGGTGCGGGAACGGCAATAACAATCGGCGCGGCCACTGGCTATACAAATTTTCGCCACTCACTTTTTATCAATGACACCGTAAATTCTTTTAACACGCTTGGCCTAACGATCAACCAGGGCGCATCCGACAATGAATTTTTCTCCGGCAAGTCGTCCGACGTGTCGCACGGCTTTACCTCCGTAGCAGAAGCCGACACTTTTGCAGCGATGATCAAAACCCACGCTACTGCTGGCGGCGTGGATATTTATGGCTTCTCCACGACCACGAGAGCCGTTCGGCTTCTTGGCAACGGCGTTACTGACGACACCGCAAAGACTACGGATGCCGTGGGCTATATTAACCTACTTTCCGGTAAGCTAAGTGGCACAGGCATAGGAGCCCCCGGCGCAGACGCCAATATGGTTGTGTTCCTGGATGGCACCGCCGTAGCAAGGTTTATTTTCGACGTGGAAGGAACGGGCCACGCAGATGTTGCCTGGACAACCTTTGATAAATATCACGACTTGGCCTTAATGGATGCTATGCAAGTAGAAGTGACTAACAGGCTTACTCCGGCAAGATACGGAGAAAATTCACTTTATTATAACAGGGGATTCTTAGAAAAAGCAGGCATAGTCGGCAAAGACTCTTGGCATTTCGAAGATCGCCCGGATGGCAGAAGAGAATTTCGCGCTATGGTGAACTTCACCAAGCTGGCCATGCTCCACCACGGCGCGATCTTGCAGGTGGGCGACAAGATAAACCAGCATGACGAGCGCCTAGAACGATTAGAAAGGAAGATTCTAGAATGGCAGAACGGTGCGATCTAACTACCCGAGACCAGGTTCAGCTAGGCACTGCTTTTTATAAACTAGCGGTACTCAATCTGGATCGGGAAGCTAAACGCGTCAAAGTAGTTCTGGTCGGCGAAAACGGGCTGAGAAAATCGTTCAGCTATGAGGGCGCTACGGCAGAAACGCTCATAATTGCTCTCAGTAAGACCGATCTCAGCGCAAAGTCGCTACCGAGACGAATCTTAGAGCGTCTTATTGCGGACGGCCTGCTAGTGGGATCAATTAGCGGTATGTCGGATTAAGATGATATTACTACAAGGGGGGAGATATGGGAGTCGCAGACGGAAAATTTGAGCAGCCGACGGCGGCTATGGTAGCGGAACTAGCAAGACTACGTAACATCACTCTATCTTGCGATCAGCAGTTCGGAGATTTCTTGCGTTATTGTATGAAAGAATGCGGCGTGCCAGAAGACCACGTTTTGGATGTGAATACGTGGACTTTTATCCCGAAGCCGCAGCTACCAAAAGTCGTAAATATTGGCGAGACGAAGAAAAAGGGTGAGTAGATAAGGAGAAATATGGTACTTGAATGGGACGTGCTGTTTCAATTATCACACAGACCGGCGAGGTCTATCACCGAACTTGCCGAGATATTTGACTGCGATAAGCTAGAGATGTCCGGCATAGTGTCGAGGCTAATTAGCGAGAAGTCCGCTTTTTGGGAATCCGGCGAACTAAAAAATTCAGCCAAATGTGAGCACGATACTGCGATAAGGAAACCGCCTAAACTAAGACTAATAATATGCCGATAGACATTATAGGACAGGCTGCAAGGATCGACATAGTAGGCCAGACACAGCGGTTCCAGTCCGAGCATCTGGAGAAATTCTCGCTCATCTCTACGGTCACGATCCCGGCGACGGTCCAGCACATCGTCTATAATACGGATGGGGCCACGCTCGCGCCCGTGGCAGTACAGTCGGGCCTTACTGTCACGGTTTCTGCGGTTGCCGCTAATGTTGGATCGGTCGGCCTATTTTACCTCCAGCGCCAGATGCCTACCTCGATCGGGTTCTATACCTATGAGTGGAGGCTATTCGGATCGAGCGGAGCATCATCGGGGACAGTCGCAGCGAGTCTTTACAGCATACTGCGGGGTGAGTTCGAGACATTCAAGACGGATGCGGTGAGTTTCTTTACCTATGGCGTCAAGGAGGAGGTCATGCGGCGGGCGCGGCAGCTAGTCGGGCGCGGGGACATCAGTGAGCGCGACGTGAGGCCGTTCATGGAGGCCGGGGACGGCTGGATAGATTCCAAGCTAGGGAAGATCATCGGAGTCCCTCTAAGTCCCGTCCCGTTCTCAGTGCGAGAGATGTCGAACCGCATGGCGATTTATTTCCTTTATAATGCGTACTACAGCGGGCAGAAAACAGATGAGCCTCCGGCCACAGTCAGGCAGTTCGACAAGGACAACGAGTTCCTGGACGGCGTGGTGGATGGCAAGTGGGCGCTGGCGGGTAGCGGCGTCTCATTTATCTTCGAGCAGCCCGTCTCCGTGATAACCGGCGGCACGGCGGACGGTAAGCCCGCGTTCGGTAGGAGCGACTGGGAGAAGCAAGTTATTGATCCGAATATTCTAGACTTCGAGGACGACGAGAGGAGTTGACATGCCGGTGGAATATCCACGAGTTGCAGAATGGTTCATCAATACTTGGGCAGGGTGGTTTTACCTACTGGCGGGATCTATTTGGGTTCTGACGATCCTCTATGAATTTCTGCGCTGGATCTGTTCGATAATCGCAGGGTCTTTCGTCAGCGACGAGACGAAAACGGCTCAGAGATGTCCGTGCTGCGGGTCAAGACACGAGCACGATTGTTGCTGCGGCTGTTTTCCCGCGTGTATGCGGACATGCTACGAATGCGGAGCCTGCACGGCGCATTGTCAATGCGTTATAGGCGAAACTGAATCAACCGAAATGAGGCGAGAAGTTAATGTCTGACGGCATAGAAATGAAAGTTACAGTCAGGGGCGTGCGCCAGGTGCAGCAGATGCTTCGGCGTTTGGGCGCATCCGTATCCAGAGGCGCCGGTTCTACATCTTTACACGCTCGCTATGCTATCATCGCTTCACAGTGGATTGACAGGAACTTTCAGCAACAAGGCGGGTTAGTCGGCGGGTGGAGATCGTTGAGTCCGAATACAGTAGTCGGAAGGCGCAAGGGATCAAGCGTCATTTTGCAGGACACTGGACTATTACGTGCCAGTTTTACGCCATATTGGGATGACAAGGTGGCTATAGTGGGTAGCGCAGACAAGAAGTCGCTATGGCACGAGAAGGGAACGGAACCATATACTATAGTACCGAGACGCCGGATTTTCTTGGCGTTCCCGCACGCGGACGGGACGCCGCTCAAGAAGGCGACTTTCTTCCCCTCGGCGGAGAGAACGTTCGCTAGAGGGACACCGTTCGTCTTCACGAAAGGACCAATCCAGCATCCGGGGTTGCCCGCGAGAAGAATGTTGCCGAGACAGGCCGAGATTATGCCCGCGATTCTTAAAACTACGCTCAGCTATATTAAAGAGCAGGAGCGGAGGGGCGGAGAGTAAATGCCGATGTTCGACATAATGGGGCAACTCATTCGCCCGCTCGGAGAACGGTTGAAGTCCGATCCGAGATTCGGAGTAGGGGGTATTCACGTTTTCTACGACAGGAAAGACGACGAGATTGTGGAGCAGCGGCTCATGCCCGCCGTCAACTATTTCTTGCAGCCGGACTGGGAGGACATAATAAGGGGGTCGAACACGGCGAGCCTCAACGACCGTAAGCTGACGGCGCAAATCGGGTTCGGACTGTGGTCGTTCGCCCTTGATAAGGAGAAGCTGGATGAGGCGCTTTTCCTGATGGCCGGAAACTTGATCGATTTCCTGCGAGAGGCGACGGACTTTGACAGGACGACGGGCGTGGCGGTGGTCGGCCCGATCAGATGGACGCCGGTGGCGGCCTTCAGCGAGGATAACAATATGGTCGGGACTCAGCGGATTATTGCGACTCTAGAACTCTGGTCCGGCGCGGGGGTATAACATGGACGAGAAAAAGTGCAAGAGATGCGGCGTCTTAAAGCCGCCCGATGAGTTCTACGACGACAAGGACTACCGCGACGACAAGAATCCCTGGTGCAAGGAGTGCGTGTCGAAGTACAACAAGGAGTACCGGGCCGCGCGAAAGGGCGTCCGCAGCTACCCGCAGCGCGAGTACAACCAGATCCAGACCAGTACGGACTTGTCCTGCTCCGGCTGCCTGCGAGCCATAGGGATGTTCGAGAAATGCCTTGTCAGCGACGACGGAAAGTATTACCATGTGAACTGCAAACCAACGGATAGCCCCGAAGTTAAGGGAGGCGTCAAGCCATCGACGGCATCGGGCGAGGGGGAGGAGGATGGCAGGGAATAGTTAGTTGAGTGACGTTTTTCTTACGAGGAGGCAAATCCTTCTCGCTAAAATCGAAACCTCATACGGGACCGACGCGGTTCCACAGGCGAGCAACAGCTATGAGGCCATCCGTCTCATCGACCCGTTCGTCCTGGACCTTGGTCAAGATATGGTCGAGGTGTCCGGCGGGAATCTTTCTCGTGGCAGATCGCGGCCCATCGCCACGGTGAGGCCGACGGGGATAACCTTCCGCAGCTACGTCCACGGCATAACGTCTCCGGCCTCCGGTTATATCTATACGGCAGCGGCTAAGCCAGCCCTCGGCGACCTATTCCGCGCCTGCGCAATGTTCGAGACCCTGGAGACAGTGGGCTACGCCGGTGGGCGCTACCGCTACGCGCCTAGTGCGGACGTGGGATCGGACTCTTCCGTAACTATCGTCGCTCACCAGGACGGATTCGAGCACAGGATCCTCGGTTGTCGGGGCAACGTTAATTTCATCTACCAGGGGTCGGCCCCGGTTATCGCCGAGTTCAATCTGCGCGGGATGCTCTCGACGGAGGCGTCCACGACCAGAAGCGCCCCGACCGGCTTGCCCACGATAGTCCCGCCGAGGTGGGTCGGCAGCGGTTCCATCTTCGTCGAGTCGCTTTCCGGCGTAGTTGAGAATCTTAACCTTAATACGAATAACACCGTGTTAGAGGACCGAGCAAGCAATGCCTCATCCGGTTCCGGCATCACTGCGATTATCCTGACGGACCGTGCCCCTGGCGGATCGTTCGACCCGGAGGCCACGGACCCGGGAACTTTGAACTTCTTCGCTCAGGGGCGGGGGGG